AGAGCCAGAAGTAGATTTTTTCGAGAATCCACAAGAGGCAGTTCGTAGGACTGTTGATAACCATCCTGATGTACTTGCGGCTCGCCAAGCGGGTCAAGATTTCAAAAAGATGCAGATTCAGCAAAAGCTGGCGCAAGAGCATCCTGATTTCGGTCAGATTGCTCAAGATACAGACTTTGTGAATTGGGTGAAATCTTCACCTATTCGCCTTGGTTTGTATGCAAAAGCTGATGGTGAGTTTGACTACGACAGCGCAAATGAATTGTTAAGCACCTATAAGCAGTTGCGAGGAATTAAGGCAAAACAGACTAATGAAGCAGGGGAAACTCAGCGCAAGTCAAACCTTAAGGCGGCAAGTGTCGATGTAGGTGGAAGTGGAGAATCTGGAAAAAGAGTCTATCGCAGGGCTGATCTAATTCGGCTGAAGATGACTGACCCAGATCGTTATGAGGCGTTAAGCGGAGAAATCATGCAAGCGTATCAAGACGGACGGGTTAGATAATTTAACTTATCGTTTTTTGGAGATTTAACATGGCAACAGCATTTTCCCCCACAAACTCAGTTACGGTAACAACCGCTGAAAAATTCATCCCAGAAATTTGGTCAGATGAAATCGTTGCGGCTTACAAGAAAAACCTCGTTTTAGCTAACTTGGTTATGAAGATGAACTTTAAAGGTAAGAAGGGTGATGTGGTTCACATCCCTGCACCTACTCGTGGTTCTGCTTCTGCTAAAGCCGCTGAAACAGCAGTCACTTTGATTGCCGCTACAGAGTCTGAAGTTCAAGTTTCTATCAATAAGCATTACGAATACAGCCGTTTGATTGAGGATATTGTCGAAGCCCAAGCCTTGAACAGCTTGCGTAACTTCTATACCTCTGACGCTGGTTATGCCTTGGCTAAACAAGTCGATACAGACTTGGTTCAGTTGGGTCGTTCAACCAATGGCGGTGGTGGTACAAATGCTTATGCAACTGGTGCGTTTATTGGTGGTGATGGTACTACTGCTTATGTTGCCGCAAGCAACAATGAGTCAGCATTGACCGATGCCGCTATTCGCCGCACTATTCAGCGTCTTGATGACACTGATACCCCAATGGATCAGCGTTTCTTCTTGATTCCTCCATCAAGTCGCAACACCCTGATGGGTTTGGCTCGTTACACTGAACAAGCCTTTGTTGGTGGTACAAACAGTACCATTCGCACAGGTGAAATCGGTAACTTGTATGGTATCCCTGTGTTTGTCTCAAGCAATTGCGACACAGCATCAGGTAGTAACAATGCACGAGTTTGCTTGATGGGTCATAAAGACTCACTGGTTTTGGTTGAACAAGTGGCTATTCGCTCACAAGTTCAGTACCAACAGCCCTACCTTGCAACTTTGTACACAGCAGACACGCTGTATGGAGTGCAAATTCTGCGTTCAGCGGCAAGCACTGGTGCGGCTAAGTCTGCATCAATGTTCGCTTTGTTGGTTCCTGCCTAATTGCAGTTGTCCCTCCTACTTCTAGAAATAGGGGTAGGGGGACTTTTTTAACCTAATTAGGAGAAATCAAAATGGCAACAGCAACGGCAGTTGTAACACGCAGAGGCAATGACAGTTTTCGGGGTTTATTCTCTGATACTTGGTCAGTTCGTTGCACCCTTGACGCTGGCTCATTAGTCGATGGTGCTGGCGAAACAGATGATGTAACAGTAGCTGGTGTCGCTTTAGGTGACATGGTGATTGGCGCATCTTTGGGTGTAGATTTAGTTGGTTTGACTGTTACTGGCTATGTCAGTGCCGCAAACACAGTTAAATTCCGCATCCAAAATGAGTCAGGTTCTACAGCAGACTTGGCATCTTCAACATTGCGACTCGTTGTAGTTCGCATGGTGTAAAGATAGGGGGGCTAGTCCCCCCTTTCTCATTTAAGGGTTTTATGGCTACTTTTCGTTGTCTTCAATCAGGTAACACTGTGACTTTCACATATCAACATGATATTGACTCCATGAAGGGTCATCAGGGATATGTAAGGATTGATGAAGAAGAAGTAACCATAGAGTCACTTGATTCTGAACGTACAGATACCGCATTTGCGCCTGTAATTCCATCAATTAAGCGTATGGGAAGACCCCGAAAGGTTGCAAATGTCTGAAATTGACGCAAGAGATTTTGGTAGGTTAGAGGCTCAAGTAGAGGCTTTACATAGTCAGGTATCTCAATTGAGTACCGATGTCAAATCATTACTTGAACTTGCCAATAAAGGCAAAGGTGGATTTTGGGTAGGTATGACTATCGCCTCATTCATGGGCGGTGTGATTACTTTTGTTGCTGATCGACTCTGGAAATAAGGAGAATACTATGCCTATGGTTGGAAAAAAGAAGTTTCCCTACACCGAAAAAGGGGAAAAAGAAGCAAACGAATACGGCAAGAAAAAGGGTATTCCTGTGACTGTAATGATTGCAGTTGGTAAACCCAAAAGGGGTATGCCTATGCGTGGTGGTAGGACTGCTACAAACATGATGAAAAAATCTTCACGAGGTAAATAATGTCTACTTTCCAACTCGACCCAAATCAAGTGGCGCTTGGTGTCCCAAGAATGGGGACAACCCAAATATTTACAGTTACTACCTCAAGTGTTCAATCAACCGCTTTTGGTGCATCCACAACAATGATTCGTGTTTCCTGTTCTTCAGGACATTGCCACTTTCAAATTGGTACAAATCCAACGGCAAGCATAACAACTTCACCCATGATGCCTAATAACTTTACTGAGATTATTAAGGTAAATGCTGGAGAAAAGATTGCTGTTATCAAGGATGCTACTGTAACCTCATCAACTTTTTCAGTAACCGAGTTGATATGAAAAAGACTAAAGCACAAGCCAAGATTAGCAAGGTAATGACTGAGTTTGGCAAAGGGGAATTGCACTCTGGTAAGGGTGCTGTTGTCAAATCTCAGAAACAGGCTATTGCCATCGCTTTGTCTGAAGCTGGTATGTCTAAACCAAAAAAGAAGATAAAATGAAAACTGGACTATATTCTGCAATTAATGCAAAACAGGCTCGTATCAAGGCAGGGTCTGGCGAGAAGATGCGTAAGGTAGGTAGCAAGGGTGCGCCTACAGCGGCTGACTTCAAACAGGCGGCAAAGACTGCAAAGAAGCCTAAAAAGGTGAAGTAGATGAAAACACCCACTTGGCAAACAAAAGCTGGTCAAAATCCAAAAGGCGGCTTGAATGCCAAGGGTAGATCGTCTTATAATGCGGAAACTGGTGGCAATCTGAAGCCTCCAGTAAAGTCGGGGGATAACCCTCGCAGAGCAAGTTTCTTGGCTCGCATGGGCAACAATGCTGGTGCAGAGTACAAGGATGGTGAACCAACAAGACTGCTTCTTTCGCTCAAGGCATGGGGTGCAACCTCAAAGGCTGACGCAAAGGCAAAAGCTAAAGCTATCTCCGCAAGGAATAAGGCAAAAGCGAAATGAGAGCATTATCAGTTGGAGTTAGTCCCACAGCGGCAGTAGACACTACAGTCTATACCTGTCCGACTGGCTATTACTCTAAATTTACTGTAATGTATATACACAATACAGGTGGCTCTACCAAGCATATAACTGTTCAATGGTTTGACGCAAGTGCTAATACCACTCTTGATATATTGACTCAATACGATTTCACATCAAAAAACTACTTGCAGTTTGATGGCAATGCCTACATTGTTTTTGAAGAAGGCGATAAGTTAAAAATAACTACTCAATCTGCAAGTTCATTTAGTTTTATAGCAACATTTGAAGAAGAAGGGTTGAGTAGAGCATGACCTACCTTGAACTTGTAAACGATGTACTCGTAAGATTACGTGAGACAACAGTATCAACTGTTTCCGAAACCTCTTATTCTTCCTTAATTGGAAAATTTGTTAATGATGCAAAGCGTCAGATTGAAGATGCTTTTGCTTGGAATGTTTTGGGTCAAACCATTACAGTGACCACTGTAGCATCTACACCCGCTTATTCTCTGACAGGTGCTGGTCAGAAGTTTCAAGTCATGGATGTAATCAATACCACAAGCAATGTTGGACTCATAAACATCACTTTTGTGGACATGAACCGCAAATTAAACTTTACTCCACTTGTCAACTCAATACCTACAGAATTTGCGTTTGATGGGGTTGATGGTAGCTACGACACTAAGGTAAATCTTTACCCAATACCTGATGGTGTTTACACAATCAAGTTTGCCCTGACAGTGCCACAGGCTACCTTGACATCAGACTCAACTGTTGTTGCTGTTGCTGACACTCTAGTGGCTCAGAATGCCTATGCTCGTGCATTGGTAGAGCGTGGTGAAGATGGTGGTCTTACTTCTTCTGATGCGTACTCGTTATACAAAACCATGTTGTCTGATTACATTGCTTTAGAAGGCACTCGCTATCCTGAGAATCAGGAGTTCGTTGCAGTATGAACCAATCTTTGCAAATTGCTAGTATTTCAGCCCCTGGCTTTTATGGCTTAAATACTCAAGATTCTCCGCTTGATTTGCAGAGTGGATTTGCTTTGATTGCTACAAATTGCATCATTGACCAGTATGGTCGTGTTGGCTCACGTAAAGGTTGGACTGCACTAAATTCTTCTACAGGTAATCTAGGCTCTAATGATGTAACTGTTATACATGAGATGGTTGAGGCAGATGGGACACTGACTGTTTTATTGGCTGGCAACAACAAGATTTTTAAGTTGGGTGCAAGTAATGTACTTACAGAACTCACCTATGGTGGTGGGGGTACTGCACCTACTATTACCGCAAGTAACTGGCAATGTGCAACGCTAAATAGCGTAACCTACTTCTTTCAGTTGGGCTTTAATGCTTTGATCTATGACCCTACTGTAAGCACCACAACGTATCGCAGAGTTAGCGAAAAGACGGGTTATGTAGGTACAGTTCCTGATGCAAACATTTGCATTTCAGCGTTTGGTAGATTGTGGGCGGCAAACACAGCAACTAACAATGCTACTGTTTTCTTTAGCGACTTGATTGCTGGTCATGTTTGGTCAACAGGTACGGCTGGTTCTTTGAATGTAGATCGTGTTTGGGCGAATGGCGCTGACCAGATTACAGGTCTTGCCGCACACAATGGTTTCTTGTTTATCTTTGGTAAGCGTCAAATCCTTGTTTATCAAAATGCCACTACACCAGCATCAATGTCATTGAGTGACACAGTTGAAAACATTGGTTGCATTGCTAGAGACAGTATTCAGAATACAAGTTCTGATGTGATTTTCCTATCTAATTCTGGCATTCGTTCTTTGATGAGAACAATCCAAGAGAAGTCTGCACCTGAAAGAGATTTGTCTAAAAATATCAGGAAAGATTTATCGACAAAAATTAGCAGTGAAGTTTTAGCAAACATCAAATCAATTTACTCTGAAAAAGAAGCAATTTATTTGTTGTCGTTGCCTATCAATCAGCAAGTATATTGTTTTGACACAAAGGTTTCTTTGCCTGATGGCGCTTTACGAGTCACAGTTTGGGACTCAATACTTCCAAAATCTTTTTGTTCAAGACGCAATGGTGATTTATTAATTGGAAAAACAGGATATGTTGCTCAATACACAGGATACCAAGACAATGGTTCATCTTACAGATTTGCTTACTATACAAATCATAGTGACTTAGGTGATGTATCAAGAACATCTATCATTAAAAAAATAACTGTTGTTGTTATTGGTGGAAGCAATCAGTTTGTAACGATCAAGTGGGGATATGACTTCTTGACAAACTACTTGTCTCAGAATGTACTGATTCCTACCCAAGGTGTTTCTGAGTATGGAACAGCAGAATATGGTGCAAATGCGACTATAGTGGCTTACTACTCTGAAGGTGTTGCATTGCAAACATTGATTGCAAATGGTTCTGGTTCTGGGAAAATTGTTCAAACAGGATATGAGACTGATATAAATGGTTTTCAGTTGTCTATTCAAAAGATTGAAGTTCAATCAAAACATGGTCGTTTGAGTTAAAAGGAATAAAATGACAGCCTATACAAAATCAACTAACTTTGCAACAAAGGATACGCTTACCTCTGGCGACCCTTTAAAGATTGTCAAAGGTACTGAGATCAATACTGAGTTTGACAATATTGCAACTGCTGTCAATTCAAAGTCTGATACTGCATCGCCTACCTTTACGGGCACTGTAACAATTCCTACGTTGGCTGTTACTGGTGCGTCAACAATGACAGGGGCAATTGCGGTTGACAGTACCACTGATTCCACTAGCACAATTACAGGCTCAATTCAGACTGATGGTGGTCTAGGTGTGGCTAAAGCGGTTTATGTTGGTACAACGGCTAACGTAGCTGGTGCTGTGACTTTGCAAAGCACATTAGGCGTTACTGGTGTAGCCACATTAACTGCTCAACCAATTCTTTCTAGCTTAACTGCCTCAAGTGCTGTGGCAACAGATGCGTCAAAAGGGCTTGTAAGCGTCACTAACACAGGCACAGGCAACAACGTGCTAGCGACTAGCCCAACCTTGGTAACGCCTATCCTTGGAACGCCCACAAGCGGTATTCTTACTAATTGCACAGGCATCAATTACGATGGCTTTAAGAACCGCATCATCAATGGTGCAATGGTGATTGACCAAAGGAATGCGGGGGCGGCAGTAACGACAAACACATATTGTCCTGATAGATGGCGGGTTGAGCAAACTACCGATGGCGCATTTTCTGCTCAACAAGTTAGCGATGCACCAACAGGCTTTGTTAAATCATTAAAATGGACAACAACAACAGCGGATGCAAGTCTTGCCGCTACTCAATATGCAACAGCGCGTCAAGGTATTGAGGGATATAACACTGCGGATTTAATGTGGGGAACTGCATCTGCGGCAACAATAACAATTTCTTTTTGGGTTAAATCAACTTTAACTGGAACATTTGGCGGGATTGTTGGAAATAACGCATTTGATAGGTCATACCCATTTACATATTCAATCAGTTCTGCAAATACTTGGGAGCAAAAAACTGTAACTATTGCTGGCGATACAACAGGCACATGGGAAACTACAAATAGTGCAGGAATACAATTGTATTTTGGTCTTGGTGTAGGTTCAACTTATAGCGGAACTGCTGGTGCTTGGACTGGTTCAAGTTTAATTTCGGCAACTGGTGCAGTTAATGTAATGGGTACGCTTAACGCAACATGGCAAATCACAGGCGTACAGCTAGAAAAAGGCTCAACAGCAACTAGCTTTGACTACAGGCCTTATGGGACTGAGTATGCACTTTGTCAGAGATATTATCAGCAATTTGGTTCTGCTGTTGGGGTAGCGGCAGCCGCTACGCAGTTTGCGGCAGCAATTCAATTTTTTGTACCTATGAGATCATCTCCAACATTAAGTGCTTCAGCCGCTATGTCTATTACAGATACAAATACAGGAACTTTTACTCAATCGTCAGCGCAAGTTTCTATTTTAGGTGGGGATAGAGTAAATACCCTTGGACTAAATTTTGAATGCTCAAATTTTACTGGATTGACTACAAATAAAGTGTTTTTAACAAGTCCAACGATAAATTCAAATGGAATTATTTTGGCATCTTCGGAGTTATAAAATGTACAAGCAATATAAAAATGTTGATGGTTCTGTAATTACAACCGCAATCATTCGCACAAGCGATGGTGCTTGCATCCCATTTGACCCCGCCAACACCGACTACCAAGCCTACCTAAAGTGGCTTGCAGAGGGCAACACGCCATTGCCAGCAGATGAGGTGACAGAGTGACATTAATTGAAGCTAGTTGTTTCGGCAAAACAGAACAAACGTAAGAGGTAAAACATGAAAGCAACAGAAATCATACTAGCAGATGCACAAAAAAGAGGTGTAGATGGGAACAAGGCATTAGGCTTGATAAGCAATGCTGT